TACAAATAATATCAATCAAAGGTTCATTTTATCGAACGCAGGGATTGATTTGAGCACTTTAGAGGTCTATGTAAGACCATCTGCGACTTCTTCTCTACTTTCTAGTTACACAAGGCAGGATAGTCTGTTTGATACGGTCACAGGGAGTTCAATAACTAAAGATTCGCTGATTTATTACATTCAAGAGATCGAAGATGAACAATATGAGATCATTTTTGGTGACGGAATCTTTGGAAAAGCACTTGCAGACGGAAATATAGTTGAAGTTTCGTATATTATATCAAATGGATCAGAAGCTAACGGTATCAGTAACTTAAGTTTTAGTGGAAAATGCACTTATACTCGAAATGCAGTCGAAAACACCATAACTAGTGGTATTTCACTCGTAACTGCTGATAATCCCTCTAGTGGTGGAGACGAAATTGAGAGCGTTGACTCTGTTAAAAAGTTTGCACCGCAAATTTATGGTACTCAAAACCGTGCTTTGACCTCAAATGACTATGAAATCTTAATTCCTAACAAAATTTACCCAGAAACTGAGTCAATTTCGGTTTATGGTGGTGAAGAACTAGTTCCTCCACAGTATGGGAAGGTGTTTATTAGCATAAAACCAAGAACTGGAGACTTTGTTCCTAATGCAATTAAGGAAAATATCAAAAGAGACCTTAGAAAATACTCTGTAGCAGGAATTGTGCCTGAAATACTCGATCTCAAGTATCTCTACCTTGAGACTGACAGTAATGTTTACTATAATACCAGTCTTGCACCTAATGTATCGATGGTTTCATCAACAATTCTGAACAATATCAACAAATTGGCTGCATCTGCAGAGTTAAATAAGTATGGAGCAAGGTTCAAATACAGTAAATTCCTTAAAGTTATTGATCAAAGTCATGAATCTGTAACCTCCAACGTTACAACCGTTGAAATGAGACGAGATTTAAGATTGTCAATAGACCAATTTGCAGAATATGCTATTGATTTTGGTAATCAGTTTCATATTTCATCCATGGATGGATTCAATATTCGATCCACTGCATTTAAAGTATTGGATATTGGTAATGAAGTTTACCTTTATGACATTCCAAACACTGATAAAAAGACTGGATCACTTGGTTTATTCTCTTTAGACTCACCAAGTTCAACAACCCCAATGATTGAAAGATCAAATGTAGGAGTTGTCAACTATAATACTGGTCGAATGACTCTTAACCCTATCAATATTATCTCAGGTAAAACAAAAGATGCTCAACAGATCATGGAAATATCTGTTGTTCCTGAATCAAATGACGTAATTGGATTACAGGATCTTTATTTGCAACTAGATACTAGTAGTGTAGAAATGGTTGTTGATGAAATTGCTTCAGGTGCAGACCCATCAGGATCAACATATACAGTTACATCAAGTTATACAGACAGAAAGATTATAAGATAACACATGACCGATAAAAGAGTTCAAATCAATAAAGTTGTCAAAGAGCAACTTCCTTCTTATGTGAAGGATGACAGCCCTTTAGTCGGTGAATTTTTAAGTGCATACTATCAGGGTCAAGAATATCAAGGTGGCCCAATTGATATAATCAGTAATCTAGACTCTTATATACAATTAAACAAATCAGGCACTCTAGTCGGTTTTACGACCCTCTCAAGTGCTGTTGGCCAATTTGATCAAACTATATCTGTAAAGGATACAACTGGATTTCCTGAGAACTATGGTTTATTAAAAATAGATAATGAGATAATAACATATACTGGATTAACTACAAATTCATTTACTGGATGTATTCGTGGATTTAGTGGTATTACATCATTTAGTAATCCTGATGAACCAGAAGAATTTGTATTCTCTACTTCTAAAGCAGGAACTCATGCAGTTGGTGTTGGAACAAGTGGTGGTGTAGTTGAAAATTTAAGCACATTATTTCTAAAAGAATTTTTAAAGAAGTCTAAGAAACAATTTTTACCTGGTTTTCAAAAAGATCTAAACTCTGCATTAAACCAACCACAGTTTATTCGTCATTCAAAAGACTTTTATAACTCTAGAGGAACTGACGAATCATTTAAATTACTATTCAAGTCATTATATAACGAAGAAGTAGATATTGTTAGACCTGCTGATTATGTAATTGCACCATCTGATGCAAATTACAGAAAAACTCGTGACATAATAGTTGAGGCAATACAAGGTGATCCTATGGATCTAGAGAATAGAACACTATTTCAAGATCCCATAGAGAATCTATCTAGAGCATATGGCCCTGTATCAATGGTTGAAAGAGTAAGGGTTGGTCTTTTAACAGAAACATATTATAAAGTCAGTATTGATGCTTCTTTTGGAACAGGTAGTTCTGATGAATTACTTTATGGTAATTTTGCTATCCATGCCAATTCTAAAAACGTTGGATCTGTTGGTGCAGCACAAACTTACATTGATGTAGATTCAACTATAGGTTTCCCCGATGAAGGAACTTTAACCTTCAAATATCAAAATGGAACTACAGGAATTTGCACATATGCAAGCACAAACGTTACTCAGTTTTTAGGCATAACCACAACTGGTATTACTACCACTATTAAGGATGCTACAGCGATTAGACAGAATACTTATGTTTATGCCTCTGGGCAAGCAAACAGCACTGCAGGGGTCACTACAGACGGTATACGTTGTAGAATAACAGGTGTATTGAGTGGTGTAGAACTTCCGAATACTTTTTATCAAAGACAGGGTGCTAAGATCAAATTAAAGTCTTTAGGTAAAATTGCTAAAGTAACTGATTTTAAATCAAACAACTGGGTTTTTAATGTTCAACCAAAATATGATGTTAATACTATTACGTTACAAGATGCTTCAGGCCCAACATATGAAATAGTAACTGATGATTTTCATAGAATAAGATTAAATGATACGATAACAGTTCAAACATCAACTGGAGATTTAGATTCATCCTACACTGTTACTGACGTTTTAAGTAACGTTAAAATTAGAATGCAGGGGTCTACTATAAGTGATCTTACTGCCGTTCTTTCTATAAGAAAATTACTTAACAAACCAAATGCAGACGGAAGTGGAGTTAACAATAATCATCAACATTTAAATGATTATACTGCAAATACACAGAATGTTTATATGCAAGAAGTTGGATATGCTCATACTCTTTCCAAAATTAAAAATTTAGTTGCATCCAACTCTTTACCAACTTATGGTGATGATCATAAATTAAATCCAAGCACACAAAAAATTAATTTATCAGGAACTTTCCAAGGTGGTCAGACTATCATTGGAATAACAACTGGTTCTAATGATCATAATTTCTTTAGTGGAGATGCTATCTACTATACACCACAAAAAAATGCTGCAGGAGGAATAGATAGTTTTCTGTTTAGTGAGGGATTATATTTCGTTGAAAGAGTAAACTTGAATGATATAAGATTAGCAAAATCTAGATCAAATTTATATGATGGCAATTACACAAAGGTCTCAGAAACAACTGTTACTACAGATATTGTAAATAATACTTTTGAAAAATATGAGTTTCATAAAAAACAGATTTTACCTCAAAAACTGTTTAGAGAAATTGATATGCCAGTTTATGATGGTAAAGAATATAAAACAGAAATAGGATATAATGGAATCTTAATTAATGGCGTTGAAATACTAAGTTATAAATCTCAAGATCTCTGTTACTATGGTAATATTAAGTCTATAGACGTTACAGGTGGTGGAAGAAAGTATGATGTTATAAATCCACCTCAATTGGCAATTAACGATGGTGTAGGAGCAGGTGCTACAGGATATGTAGCAACTAGAGGTAATTTGCAAGAAATACGAGTTCTAGAGCCTGGCTTTGATTACGTCGATGTTCCTAAAGTATCAATAAGTGGAGGAAATGGAACTGGTGCTGTAGCAGAATGTAAAATGGTTACAGTTCCTTATCAGGTAGTATTTAATTCTGGTTCAGGATCTCAAACTGTTGCTATAACTACTACTATTGTTAAAAACTCTCTTGGAATTAATACAGAGGGTAACTATAATGTTGGATTTTTAACATATCATAAACTTAGAAATTATGAAAAAGTTATATACGATACTCTTGGAGAAAAGGCTTTATCTGGATTAAGCACTGGAGCAGTTTATTATGTTAATACAGATGCTCCTACTGGAATAACTACAATATCCAGTTGGTTGGATTATGACGGAGCAAAGTGGTATCCAGAAAAAACGATTAGACTTCATAGAAACTTAAATGAAGCAGTCTCTGGTATTAACACAATATCATATACTGGTTTTGGTGAAGGAAACCACCAGTTTCGATCATTTAATGGTAAATTGCAAGTTGGTAGTATAAATGTATTGGATTCAGGTGAAGGATATGAAAATAAACTTAAAACATGTCAACCAACTGGTATCAATACTGCACTTGATATAATCACAATCAATAACCACGATTATAAGACAGGTGAGATTGTAACATATTCTTCTGATTCTGATGGAACCGCTATAGGAGGTCTTTCAAACAGTAAAAAATATTATATTTATGTTGTAGATGGTAATAATTTTAAGTTATCGACTGTAGGTGTTGGAACAACTGCAAAAGACTTTTATCTTAGAACAAAACAATATGAAAACTTTACATCCGTTGGAGTTGCAACTCATAGTTTTAACTATGACCCCATTGTTGTAAACATTGAAGGTAAAGTTGGTATAAGTTCAATTGAGGGCGACAATTTTCAATGTGTGCCTCAACCTCTCTTTAGGGGTGAAGTAACATCTATTCATTTAACTGATGGAGGAGTTGGATATGGTGCTTCTGAAATACTTAATTTTAATAGACAACCTAGAGTTGACTTATATACTGGTGTAAGTGGAGAATTATTGCCTGTTGTTGCTAACGGTCAAATCATTGACGTTGCAATTAATAATAGAGGCCAATCATATAATACTCCTCCTAGTATTTCAATTACAGGTATTGGAACTGGTGCAGAGTTAGTTCCAGAAATAGTAGGTGGTCAAATTAGATCAGTTAAGATAATTAAAGGTGGTATTGGTTATGGTGCATCTACAACCTCATTAAATGTAGAATCTTCTGGTGAGTTTGCCATATTCCAAGCAAATCTTAAGACATGGCAAGTAAATGAAGTTAGAAAGAATTTTACTAATATAGATGATTCAGATGTATTCATAGAAAAACCAACACAGATTGGTCTTGAATTACAATGCTCACATGCATATGCACCAAGAGGTTTAAGAAAGATTGTATATCAAAATAATTCAGATGGCGATGCTTTATATGGTAGCAGAGATTTAACTTTATCGGGTGGTGTAGAAGAGAATAAAACACAACACTCACCGATTATTGGTTGGGCATATGATGGTCTTCCAATATATGGGCCTTATGGATATGAGAAAAGCACTGGTGGATCGGTAACTCAACTGAATTCTGGATATTCTGTAGATTTAAAAACTAATAGACCACCAACTAGTGTTTTCCCACAAGAGTTCTTTGTTGAAGACTTTACATGGAATAGTAATACTGACGAAAGTTACCTTGATGAAAATAACGGTAGATATGGAGTAACTCCTGAATATCCAAATGGAATATATGCATACTATGCAACTCTTGAATCAACAGTAACTGATGATGCTACTGATCCGTTTGACAATTTTAAGAAACCAAAATTCCCATACTTATTAGGTGAAAGTTTTGGAGCACAACCAAATCAATTTAACTTTTTATCTAAAAATAATCAGGATCAAATTAATCTTAACAAAACTGATTGGGTAAGAAATACTGAACCATATGAATTATTACAAGATAATAGTTCTTATGATTATGTAAGTCAATCATACAAATATGTTACTCAAGAGGGTTCTATTGTCTATGCTTCAGAGGGATCTGTAGAAAAAGTTGGTGTTGTTACTGGTGGTTCTTCATATCAAGTTGGTGATAAACTTGTCTTTGAAGAAAAAGTTGCTGAAAATTTTGAAACAGTTGGAAAGGTATCAAGAGTAAGAGGGCCTGGAATTGGAACTATTTCAGTTACTAATACCAAATTAAATAATATAGAGTTTTATCCTGCTGATGAAAGAGGTAGATTTGTTGGAGTTCATACCACTCCACTCAATTTACAAAATGGAGATAAAGTTTACATTTCTGGAATATCAACCACAAATTCTAAACTTGGTGGCAAGTCTTACACTATTGGAATATCATCTTCAAAATTGGTAGTTTCTGAAGCTATACCAAAAATTTCTGTTTCGGGATTAGTTACATTCTTTAGTGTTCAGGGTAGATTACCTTCTCCAAATGCTGATATTAATAATCTCAATCTAAGGGAAAATGATATTTTAAAAGTTGGTATTGGCACTCAGATGGAAGAGGTTAAAATACTTAATATTGATGCTGCAAATTCTAGAATAAGAGTATTAAGAAATCAAAATAATTTAAGTGATGCTAATAGTGGAGTTGCTCATACTATTAGAACAACAATAGAGGAAGATCCTAGAAAGTTTAAGATAGATGTTGGTTTTAATACTACATTTAATAATGAAGTTGATTTTGAATATTACTTTAATCCAGTAGAATCTGTTGGTGTTGGAACTACTGCTGGGCCTGGAATTGGAACGACAGCATCAATATTAAATCCTGGTGGTGGCCCAAGTCAAGTATTCTTACCTTCCAGATCTATACGTTTACCAAACCACAAATTTAAAACTGGTGATCAAGTAATATATAATCGAAATACTGGTAATGCGATAGGTATCGCAACTAACCGTGCTAGAGCTAATTTGTTTGATGTAGCAGATCGTCTTTCAGAAAATGTTCCTTTATTTGTTGCTAGATTAAATGATGATTTTATTGGATTATCTACAGTTAGAATTGGTTTAGGAACAGCAGGTGGTGGAATAGATCCAGAGGATGTATTTACTGGTGTTGGAGTCACTATTAAACAACAAAGTTTAATGTATTTTACTGGCATTGGAACTGGTAAATATCATAGTCTTAGAAGAAATTTTAATGAAACAGTAAAAGGATCCGTAGAGAAGAATTTAATTACTGTATCTGCTGCTAGTAGCCATGGATTAACTAATAATGATAGGGTATATTTAACTGTAAATGCTGGAATTACCACAACCGTTCCTGTCAAATATAATAAAGCAAATAGAAAATTAATTGCTAGAGAATTAGATTTTGTAGCAGCTGGTGTTAATACTTCAGGATCTATAATTGGTAATCAAAATACAATTACCATAGCAAGTCATGAAATGGTTACTGGCCAAAGAGTGGTTCATACAGCGACTACATCTGTGGGTGGATTGACTCATGACGAAGAATATTTTGTGTACGTAGTTGATAAAGATACAATTAAATTATGTGGTAGTAGATTCCAAACAAACCAAAGTAAACCTGTATTTGTTCCGTTAGATGTATCGGCAGTAGGTGCTGCGGGAACATTGGGTCTTGTCAATCCACCATTAGAGTTTTACAAAAATGGAACTATAACATTTGATTTATCGGATTCATCATTATCATTTACAAAGGTTGCAGATACGTTACCCGCTTTTGATTTAGAACTTTATACCGATTATAATTTCATTCATGAATATACTTCAAATGAACAGTCATCTACTTTTAATGTAAGTAGAACTGGAACTGTTGGTATTGATGGTAAACTAATATTGACATATAATCAAAATACTCCAAAAATACTTTATTACAACTTAGTTGCAAATACGTCATCAGATAATCCAGATATAAACAAAGAACTTGTATTAGACAGAGAAATTATAGGAAATAATTCTATAAACTTTAGAGATAGTCGTTATGCTGGTCAATTTAATATCCTTACAAATTCTACGAATACGTTTACATATGATTTAAATAGATTCCCTGAAGAAGAATCATATACAAGTTCAACTACAACGATATTAAGTTATGACACTACATCTAAAACTGCATATGGCCCAATAGCAGCAGTTTCATTATCTGAAAAAGGAAAAGGATACACTAGATTACCTGGTGTTTCAACTGTTACTTCTGACACAGGATCTGGTGCTATTTTAGAAGCATCTAGTAGATCAATAGGAGTTCCTCAAACAACAAAACTTGAAAGTATTGGTTTTGATTATCCATCAGATTTTACATTAAGACCTCAATCAAAATTACCTCAGATCATTAAGATATCAGCACTATCTGGTCTTAAATCTGTTGGTATCACTTCTTATGGTAGAGGATATAATCATCCACCAGCATTAGTTCTTCTTGATGGTCTTACAAGAGCGAAAGATAATGATGCGGATTTATCTTATAATTTATCAACTCCTGATAGAGCTGGGTTTGTAGATATTATAGAAAACACTTTTGGATTATCTAACGTTACTCCAATTATAGTTCCAGTTAATAATCCTAATGGAATTAGAGTAACTAATCTTGTTTATGATTCATCTTCAGATACTGTTGCAGCAACATTAAAAGTTGCTTATAGTTTAGCAGCAGAATTTCCTATAGAGATTGGTGATAAATTACTAATTGAAAATGCTAGTGTTGGAGTTGGATCTACAGGAAAAGGATATAATTCTGATCAATATGATTATAAAACTTTTGAAGTAACACAAGTTCATCAAAATTTAGGTAACGTTGGTATTGTAACTTACAGTATGGGTGGAAACGTTCCAACTGGTGAAACACCTGGTAATTTTAATACCATATTATCATCAGCAGTATTAGTAAGGGAAAGAGATTTTCCACAATTCTCTCCAGAATTACAAGTAAACACATTTAACTCTAAAGAGACATTAGTATCTGAAACTAGTGTTGGCCCTGTTTCTGGTATTGTTGCTGAATATGATCCAGCGAGTCAGTGGTTGACTGTAGAAGCTGCAAGTGATTTTGAAGTTGGTAAATTAATAGAATCTACAACTACAGGTGCTAAAGGAACAGTATCTGAAATAGTTCTTACCTTTGATACTAATTTCTTAGTAGATTACTATTCTATGGTTAATAATGGATGGGAATATGAAACTGGTTTCCTAAGTAACATTCTACAGGTAACTCATGAAAACGAATACTATCAAAGATTTTCATATGCGATAAAATCTAGAGTATTCATGGATAAATGGAAAGATATTGTTAATAATTTAACTCACACTGCAGGATTCCAAAAATTTAGTAATCTACAAGTAGAATCGAATTTACCAGTTGCTCAAAAAGCCTCAATGGTAGTTGGAACTTCTGGAACAGTAACTGGTGTTATTGATTTACAAGGATATCAAAGTTTACATGAAGTTAATAACTTTGATTTAGTTACAGAAAATTTAAAATCAAGATCTCCTGATGCTGGTAATCTCTCTGACGAAATTACTTTCCAGAATCGTATTTTAATTGACTATGCCGAATCTGTTGGAAACAGAGTTGTTTCTATTGATAATATTAGCGGTGATTTTAACGATTTACCAAGAACTACAGCATTCTCAGAAGTGGGTAGATTTGATATTTCTGGCAATAAAGAAAATAGATTTATGGTATATGTGAAAGATAGATTATTTGAAGGTGAGAGACAATTAATGATGGTTAATGCTTTATTTGATCCAATTAGTGGTCAATCTATGATTAACCAGTATGGTCAAGTCGAAACTATAAGAGATCTTGGATCTATGGATTCTAGTGTTGATGGTAGTGAAGCAGTTCTTAGATTTTTCCCAAATAAGAGTGAGTTTAACAATTATAATGTAACAACTCTTTCATACAACCTTAATGAACTTGGTCTTACAACTTCATTAACTGCTGGTATATCAACTAGCATAGGAGCAGGGTCAAATCCAGTAGGAGCACTTGTTCATATCGGTGCTGCCACAACACTAGGTGGAACTGCTCATGGTGGCGGTGAGGTCATTGTGGCCACCGTAGGAAGTGCAACTACAACAGGGCTTCCAAGTGCTGCTGGTAAAGCACCATTTGAGATGTTCTGCCCAAGATCTGCTAAAACTATAGTTGCAATCGCAACAAGTGAAGGAACAGTTGAATATAACGAATTAAGCATGGTTATGCATCAAAGCAATGTAGGTTTAGGATCTACTGTTGCGTTTGAACAATATGGGCAATTAACCATTCATAACAGAAGAGATAATCTTGCTGCAGAACCTTTAGGAACATTTAGACCTCATGTAGTTGGTCTTGGAACCACTGCCCAAATTCAAATTGGATTTACACCAAATGCTGGAATTACAACTGCATTTATTAATTCAGTTACTATAGGAATATCATCTGAATCATATACAGGTTTAGGAACAGTCAAATTAAAGAATGGATCATTAATTGCACAATCAACATCCATACCATCAAGATCTGCACCTTATCCTGTAGGTGTTGGTAGCTATGTTGAAGAATTTGATGCAGCATACGCCATTGTTCAAGTCAAAGATACTACAAACGATAGGTATGAGTTCTCTGAGATTATGATGGTTGATGATGATACTCGTGTATTCATGACAGAGTATGGAAATATAATAACTGGAGCAGGTGTCAATGCAAATGCAACTGGTATAGGAACTATAGGTGGAAGAAGAGATGGATCAGATTGTTTTACAGAAATAACATTTGTTCCAAATGCAAATACGGCTGTTGAAGTTAAGACATTCATACATGCACTGAAATCAATTGAGGGCACAGATCCTAATGAAATAGAACTTCAATCTGGATCTATTCAAACTAAGTTTGATGTATATGAGGGAACTTTCTTTGGATCTAAGACTAGTTTCCCAATATTGAATGAAACTAATCAGATATTTAAAAAAGACTTTGATGGATCTAGCACTGATATTATAAGCACAACAAATAACACTATTAGTATTCCAAACCATTTCTTTGTAACTGGTGAAGAAGTTGAATATTCTGTTAAACAACCAATAGTAGGGTGCACAACTACAGGTGTTGGAGCGACCACAGATCACATTGGTATAGCTGCAACACCTTCTACTTCTCCTGCAAGTGTAACTTATCTTCCAGATTCAGTATTTGTTATAAAGGTTAGTGATACTTTAATTAAACTTGCATCAACTGCAGAAAATGCATTGAAATCTATTGCACTTCCATTAAGTCTTACTGCTGTTGGTGTGGGAACTTCACATAGTTTAACAAGTAAAAATGAAAATACAAGGGCATTAATATCAATTGATAATATCATTCAAAGCCCTATCGTGGGTACTGGTGTTACTACATCTCTTGGAGTGAGTTTTGTTCAGAGTGAATCCATAATGTTTACTTCAGGTATAACTTCATTCTTTAGTGGAGATGTTATAAAGATTAATAATGAGATGATGAAGATAATTGCAGTTGAAAATGCAGGTATTAGTAGTGCTATTAGGGTTCATCGAAATTGGATGGGAACAAAACTTGCTGCACATGCCAATCATGATGTTGTTGAAAAAATGACTGGTAATTATAATATTAATAATAACACTCTTAATTTTGCCGAAGCACCCAAAGGTGGTAGACCTATAAGCGTTGGAAGTACAGGTCTTCCATCTAGTGATAGAGACTTTACTGGTATAACAACCACATCAAGTTTCAGTGGTAGAATCTTTAACAGGTCTGGTATTAAGGGTGGTAACTTTGATGCTTATGCTAGAAATTATGCCATAGATGATATATCACGCTCCTTTGATGGTCAAACTGAAGTATTTACTCTCAAACAAAATAAAACAAATGTAACTGGTATTGCTACAAACCTTGGTATTGTAATGGTAAATGGAATATTGCAGGGTGCTGGTCAATTAAATGATTATCAATTATCTGAAGTTTCTGGAATCACATCTATAACATTTACAGGAACCGCATCATCTATCGCTAATGATGTTAACACGGCAACTGTTCCTACTGGTGGTATTATTATATCAGTTGGATCAAGTGAGGGATTAGGATATCAACCTTTAGTTGGTGCTGGTGCTACGATAGGTTTTAGTGCTTCTGGTATTGTTACATCAGTCAGCATTGGTAATAGTGGATCTGGTTATAGGGTGAACCCAGGCTATGCTGGTTTGTCATCAACAAGTTCAATTGGTGGTGTTGGAATAGCAACTGAGATTAGAGTTGGTGTTGCCTTTACAACTTCTACAGGAACACCTAACATTCAATTCATCGGAACTGCTGCAGTTACAAATGGTCGTGTCGTAAGTATTGCTATTACACAAACTGATCCTGTTCCTGGCTTTACTGGTGTAGGTTCAACTATATTTGAAGCAATCATTGATGCTCCATTACCATATCAAGACATTCCTCTTTGGTATGATCATGCAGCAACACCAGGTGTTGGTGGATCTCAAGCAAGGGCAAACATCACTGTTGGTGTTGCAACCACTGGTGGTAGTGTGATTGACTTTGAAATTACTAATACAGGATTTGGATATGGTGAATCTCAGGTATTGACTGTTCCTACATTTGCAACTGCACCTGGTGAATCATATGCGGTTCCTGTAGAGCAAGTTCCATTCAGACCATTCCAATTAACACTACAAAAAGTTCATCATGATGAATTTAATATGTGGACAATGGGTGAATTACAGGCTCTTGATGATTTTTCAAATCTATTCAATGGATCTAGAAAAGCATTCCCACTTACAGTTGGTGGTGAGGCATTTGCCATACAAGCAAGAACTGGTTCAAATATAGTTGTTCAAAATACTATTATTATTACTATAAATGATGTATTACAGGTACCAGGTGAGGGTTATACATTTAATGGTGGTGGAACGATAACATTTACTGAAGCACCAAATCCTGATGATGTGATGAGAATATTCTTCTATAGAGGAACTGGTGGTGAAGACGTAAAAGATAGAGATATTGTAGAAACAGTTAAAGTTGGTGATGACTTACAAATTAGATTTGATCCTGCTTATAATACAAAAACATTTGTTGAGTTCCCAAGAGCAGTTCATGAGTTAAAATCATCAGATACAGTTGTAACGAATCAATATTATGGAAGAGGTATAGGTGATAGTGATACTGAAACTAGACCAGTTAAATGGTATAGACAACTTAATGATAGATTCATTGACGGAAAGATAGTTCGTAAGGATAGGCCACTATATGAACCTAGTCTATTCCCAACTGCATATCTAATACAATCAGTTGGTGTTGGTCAAACAGAAGTATTCATTGATAGTTGTAAACCATTCTTTAATCCTGAGAATGAAAACCCTTCAGATAGGAACTTCCAAAAAGATATTCAAATTGTTAATGCGAGTGCACAATATGAGTTTCTTGCTGGTGCTGCTGCAACTGCAATCGTATCTATCGCCAATACAATATCATTCTTCTCAATTACATCAGGTGGTGATGGTTACACATCTGTTCCTGAAGTTAGGATACAACAACCTATAAGTATTGGTGGAACTCCATTTGTGGGTATTGGAACCACTGCAACAGCCATTGCAACTGCAACAATCGCCAATGGATCAATATCATCAATTACAGTGGGAATTAACTCTGGAATTGTTGGAACTGGTTACACTTCTGCTGCACCTCCTTTAGTTTTAA